GCTGCGGTTGAAATAATGGTTGACACGATTAACGAGGTTAAAGCAATGGACAAACCAGTTTACGTTTTAATCTCGAAAGGAGGAACACTAGCCAGTGCCGCTTATGGGATAGCGTCCGCCGCTGATGGTATATACTATCAAAGTGATATGTCAATGGTTGGAAGTCTTGGGACAATGCTACAAACCGAAGGAAGAGCAGCAAATAGTGAAAAAGATGGCGTAAAATATATTAGACTTTATGCCACAAAATCAGTTTTAAAAAATAAGCCAATTGAAGAGGCTTTAAATAATGATAATTACACTCTTTTAATTAATGAGCTTTTAGACCCAATGAATGAAAGGTTTATTTCTACATTACAAGCAAATAGACCAAAGCTTACAAATGAACAATTAAACGGAAATGCAATATTTGCAAAAGATGATTCTGGAATTTATCTAGATGGTAAATCCACAATGGAAGATTTATTTCAAAAAATAATAACAAACAACAATATTACTAATCTCAATTTTAATTCAAAAACAAATACAACAATGACAAGACAGGAACTAAAACAAGCGCATCCAGAACTCTTTAGCGAAGTTCTTGGAATGGGTGTTAATCAAGAATCCGAAAGAGTTCAGAGCTGGCTGGCTCACAATGAAACCGACTCAAAAGCGGTGATGGAAGGGATTGAAAGCGGCTTGGAGATATCAAATTCTCAACGCGAAAAATTGCTAGTTAAATCTAGCAAAATTAAAACAGTTGAGCAACTAGAAAAAGAATCTAATATAGATTTACAAACTGGGGAATCAACTCTTGATGCTGGACTTTCAGATGAACAAAAGGAACTAAACTCAGCATTTAACTTTAAACTCAAATAAATCATGAGCATTACAGCAACACAAAGAGACGAAACAAACAACCAGTCAACGGTTGATTTTGTAAGGAAAAATTTATTCCTATACGGTGCTAGATTCGCTAAAGGAGTTTTAGCAAACAACACAGATCCAGAAGCGTCTCAGACCGCTACAATCGGTCAATTAGTTGTCAGAGATACCACGACAGCTGGTCAATTAGAATTAGCCACAGACGCTAATCTAGCCGATGTAATAGGGATTACATTTATGGATACAACCATTCTAGCCGATAACGATGCCACCGTGGCAATTGATTACGCAATCCGCGGAGATATTGATGGAGGTTTATTACAACTACCAACTAATGTTACACTTGACACAACAGTAGGAAACAAGGCATTGAGAGATATATTAAACGATTTAGGATTTGTGATATTCGCAGTCCAAGAACAAACAAAAATAGATAACTAATGGCAATCACAATTCAAAACCATACGAAAACAATTGCGAGTAAAGTCGTTGGAACCTTCGTAGAGGATAAACCAGTTTTAGCAGGATTTTCAGGATTCTTTCCTAGAGAAACCGCAATGACTTTGCAAGTAGATTTAGAAGTTCAACGAGACAACGATAGTATTGCTGTAGACGTTAGAAGATTTACAGAAGGTAACAAGAATAAATTTAGTATTGTTACTGAAAAGAAATTTCAACCTCCATATTTTCGTGAGGAATACGACTTTCAAAACGACGAAGTGTATATGTCAACTATTGCTTTAGGGGTTGGATTGGAAAATTCAAATGTTAACGCAATTATCGCTCAAAATGCGCTTAAAAATATTCGTAAAATGCGATCTAAAATTGAGAGATCAATTAGAAAGCAGCAAGCGGATGTAATGCAAACGGGAATCGTTGAGCTAATCAATGGTGATTCAATTGACTATAAGAGAAAGGCAGCTTCAATGGTTGACCTAGGAGCTAGTCAATACTTCACCAATGCTTCTGCTGACCCTTTAGCTAGTCTAAAAAACGCAGGTACTTTTTTAAGAGACGTTGGAGCAAGTTCTTCAATGACGCTTAACATGGTAATGCGCGGAGAAGGTTTAGCCGCTTTGCTTACAAATCCGAAATTTGAAGAAAAGGCAAATAACAGAAGAATAAACCGAGCGGATGTTCAATCTCCAGAGTTTAATGCCGTAACAGGATTTGCTTTCCATGGTCAAGTTTCCGCAGGTGATTTCAACATTAATCTTTGGACTTATAATCAGAAATACACAAAGGCAGACGGAACTACAGCGTATTATTTAGACGCAAATAAAGCGGTATTTATACCAGATGATTTTATGGCCAAAACTGTTTTCGGAGGATTACCTAACATGGTAGATCGTCAAATAGGTGGCGAGAACGCATCAATGCCCTCTATCACGGAAGCTGAGTTTCTTTTGCGAGCTTATTCAGATTCTAAAACGATGAGTTCAACTCTTGAAATCACATCTGCTCCATTGGCAATGCCAATTACAATAGATCGAATTTACACAGCTCAAGTTTTAGCTTAGTGAAAGCGCAGTAATAAGTATAATTTAACGGCGGCGTAAAAACCGCCTTAATAAAAAGAAAAATGAAACAGTACAAAATTAAAACTTTTAAGCATCTTTTAGCAAATAACAAAATAGCTGTAATGGGCGAAATTGTTAATGAGTCAAAATTTGTAAACCTTGCAGAAAGCATTAAAGGAGGTTTTGTTGAAGAGGTAAAAAAAGAGACAAAGAATAATAAAAAATCTAAACCAGATAAGAAATAAACAATGAGCGGAAATCTATTAACAAAAGCCAGAAGGGACGCCAAAAAAATTATGAAGGGCGGATTTAGTGAAACTATCACTTTAATCCATCCAGTTAGCGGCTTAACTATCGAAACAGATGGTTTAGCTTCTAAGCATCATATTAATTTTGATTCCGATGGTTTGCCAATTAATAGTAAAAACGCTCACGTCTGTTTAGATGAAGCCGATTTGTTAAGTAAAAATTATAATCCTCGAGATAATAATAATGAAGTTAATTTGTTAAATCACTTAGTAAATGTAAAAGATTCAACGGGTAATTTAAGGAATTACGTTATTACTGAAAACTTTCCAGACGAAACTATTGGAATGATAACTTGTATTTTAGGCGATTATGGCACTGATTAACACTATTATTGAACCTTCGGGAACTGAGTTAATAAAGCATCAAATTGCTGCTATCCTTAAAACAGAATTGGAAAATCAAAAAGTTCTGCAATCAGATACTTTTCCAGTTAATGTTTTTGTTGATAGAATGGTTCCAATTGATAAAAGTGAAATTGTAGTTATTAATGTAAGGTTTGAAAGTTTAAATCCAGAATCTATAAATCAACATGGTTCTCAAGAAACGGGAACTTTCACTATCGACACATGGGCCACAGCAAAACAAACCTCAACAAAAAGAGGGGATTTAATTAGTACAAATTTACGTGATAAAATAACTTTTCAAATTAAGGCGATTTTGCAAAGTACTTTTTACGTTACCTTAGGCTTTGTTCCTGGTTTTATAATGTCTTCAAATGTTCAAAATATCGAACCTTATGAGCCAAACAATAATCAAGACGGAAGCTTTGTTAGTATGGCTAGGATTAATCATGAAGTCAGATTTTATCAAGATTACAAGGTTGAGGAAGGGGTTTTAATAACTCAAAACAATACAAACGTAAAATTATCGAATACAGAATTAGGTTACAAATATGAATTAATCAATTAATTAAAAATAAAAAAAACTATGGCAGCAATTTCAACGGCAGTAGGTTTAGAGCGTAGAGCCAGAGTGGCTGGTTACAGAATCACTAAAGGATTCTTTAACGATACCAGCGCAAATCTAAATCAGATTATTGCAATATTTGGAGAAGCGAATACAGCGAATCAGGGAACTTTAGACACCACAAAAAAGGAAGTCACCTCCGCTCAAGAAGCTGGAGAACTTTATGGGTTTGGTAGTCCAATTCATCAAATTTTAAGAATTTTACGCCCTATAAACTCTCCAGGAGTAGCGGGCATTCCGACAATAGTTTTTCCTCAAGAAACCGCCAACGATTCAACCGCTACGGCGATAGAATGGACGGTCTCAGGCAATGCAACAAAAAACGCCACGCATACATTAAAAGTAAATGGAAGGGATAATTTAGATTTTCAAACCTATGATTATTCAGTCGTAAAAGACGACACTCCAACTGTTATAGCGGCCAAGATTGCCCTGGCTGTTAACTCGGTTTTAGGTTCTGGATTTACAGCAACTTCAACGGGGGCTGTGGTTACATTTACAACTAAATGGAAGGGAGCGACAAGCAAGGAAGGTAATGTAGTAATAAGCAACGAAGGTGACGCTGCTGGAATTACTTATTTGCAAACAGATAGGACTGAAGGAGCTGGTACTGTAGATTTAGCGTCTAGCCTCGCTCAATTTGGATCAACTTGGTACACTTCTATAATTAATCCTTATATTGATAAGCTGGAAGCTTTTGAACAATTTAATGGTATACCCTATGGAACAACACCAACTGGAAGGTATAATCCGATTGATTTTAAACCTTCTTTAGCTTTTTTCGGAAGCGTTTTAGATGATAAGGATGATTTGGTAGCAATAACAGGAGCCACGGATAGAATAAGTCAGGTTACTAATGTACTTTGCGCCGCACCTAAATCAACAGGATGCACCTGGGAAGCTGCTTCAAATGTTGTTGCATTATTTTCAAGAATAGCGCAAGACACTCCTCAATTGACCGTTAATAATCAAAATTATCCAGATATGCCAACTCCAGAATCGGGAGACATTGGAGATATGTCAGATTATAACAACCGAGATTTTTTAGTAAAAAAAGGCTGTTCGACTGTTATCTTAGAAAATGGAGCTTACAAAATTGAGGATTTAGTTACAACCTATCATCCAGAAGGAGAGGTTCCTTTGCAATATGCTTATCCTAGAAACCTAAACATAGATTTCAATATTCGCGAAGGTTATGGAATTTTAGAAACGCTTAATGTGAAAGATCACGTTATTATAGCAGACGATCAAGTAAGCGACGCTCAAAGAACTATTAAGCCGAGACAATGGCAAAGTGTTTTATCTGATTATTTTGAAGATTTAGCAAATAGAGCGTTAATCACTGAACCAGAATTTTCAAAAGAAAGCTGTTCAGTTCAAAGAGGGGAAACAAATCCAGATCGTTTTGAAACTTTTTTCAGATATAAAAGAACTGGAATTGCTAGAATAGAATCGACAACGGTTGAAGCCGGTTATTAATTAATTAATATAAATACATAAAAAACAATGGCAAAATACTCAGGAGGTGACATCATAGAGGTTACCTGTAATCATCCAACTTTAGGAAGCTTTAAATTTTCGACTAAATCAAATGAATCTTATACTTTAGATCCTGGCGGTTTTCGTTCAAACGATGACGCCAATATGGTAACTGGTGGAGGTGAATATATTGATCAAGTGAATCGAGTTAGATGGTCTTTTGAAGGCCCTTTACAAGCTGATTTTACGAGCAACAATGAACTTTTAAATCTTCCAAAATTAGCGGAAAGCGGCGAACTTGGAACTTGGACTTTTACTCATATCTCTGGCATCACTTGGAGGGGTAGAGGCAAATTTGTAGGAGATATTCAAATCGATACCAATAGCGCTCAATTAGGTGCTAAAATCGCTGGAGGTGGTAAATTAGAGCAGCTTTAAAAAAGCAGCATAGAAAAAGTAAATTAATCAACGGCGGTGTAATAACCGCCATAAAATCAAAACGATGAGCAAAGTTAGTAAAGAGGTAGCGTTTAAAGATGTAAAAACTTATTTAGAAAAACATCTAAAAAAGGAATTTAGAAGAAAGCAGATGCCAGATTCTAAAATTTACGAAGATTACGAGGACATGATTGAAGCCGTTGAAGATGGCTTGTTAATTATCGATTCAAAAGGAAAAGTTGAATACACATTAAGATACCCTTTATTTACGGATAAAGAAGATTCCTCTTTGGCCATTAAAAAAGTGAATATCAGAGGCAGAATAAAAGCTGCTGATAAACATGTTTTAATGGATGGTTTGGAAGTACAAAAAAAGTTAGGAACCTACACTTTGAGAATAATTGCTTATATAACCATGCTTCAAGAGGTGGATGTTAAGGAATTAGAAAAGGATGATTTCGATACTTTAAATCAACTTTGCTCGGTTTTTTAGATGGGTGGCTAGATAGTGCAAACATTGATATTGCGATTAAATCCGTAGTTAATGAGCATAACTGGTCGCCTTCTATTATTGATGCAATGTATCTGGATTCTTTAGATTATCATGGAATAGGTTATTGGTATGATAATGCAAAAGAAATGCACGATAAAATGAAAAAACCCGGTAAGTAATTACTGGGTTTTTTTTTGTTATTTATTCATATCTAAGTAACTATTCATTATTACTTCATTGGCTATTTCTGTTTTACGTTCTTTTGTTAGTAAATTTTCACCAAGTTCTACCTTGGTGTATTCTACTTTATTTTTTATAAACCAATCAGAAATATGATTAGTTGTAGTGTACATTGATTCTAACATTTCTTTTTTACAACCAGTACAAATTTTAGTATTCTCAACCTTTGCCGCTTCCATAAGTTTATATTTTTGACAAACATAATAAACAAACAAACCTTACAAACAATAATTAACAAAGTTTTAGTAAAATAAATAAAGCATAGAATAAACGCATGCAATAATATAGAATAAACGTAGGCAATAATAATAAACCAACAAAAACGATTTACCATATATTTTTTTATTATTTTTGTAGCTATGGCCGCAACGATTAAAGCACCCGTTATTTTTACCGCAAATGACAAGCTAAGTCCTACTTTGCGACGAATGAGTGCCAACGTGCATGGCTTCGCTTCTAAGGCTTCCGTGGGCATTGCTAGGGTAGAACATCGTTTTAATAGATTGTTAAGTCCTATACGAAGGGCGCAGCGTCAATTAGGTCAGTTTGGTTTATTGGCAGGAGGTTTTTTAGCGTTTGCAGTTTTTAAAGGGATTACGGATTTTGAAGAGGGTTTAGTTGGCGTAGGTAAAACCACAGGATTAACCGGAAAAGACCTTGATAAATTAGGAGCCGACGTCATAGATTTGTCAGATGATATGCGTGGCGTTTCTACTCAATCACTTTTAGAAGTTGCAAAAACTGCTGGACAATTAGGCGTTAAAGGATCAGAAAATATATTAAAATTTTCTGGTACAATGGCAAAACTTGAAAGCGCCACAGATGTAGCAGGAGAACAAGGTGCTTCAAGTATTGCTAGGCTATTAACAATAACAGGCGAAGGGGTTGGAATAATAGATCAATTCGGTGCTGCTTTGGTAGGACTTGGTAACAATTCAGCCGCTACAGAATCAGAAATTTTAAGCGTGGCTAGTGAAGTAGCAAGAGGAACCGCTGCTTATGGTTTGCAGGCTCAGGAAATATTAGGATTAGCAACTTCTTTAAAGTCTCTAGGTGTTAGACCAGAAGCAGCTGGAACCGCAGTTTCTAAGGTTTTTAGAGGTATTGAAAAGGCTACTTTAGAAGGTGGCGATAGCTTAGAAGCTTATGCAAAAATAATAGGAAAAACATCTAAGCAAGTAACCGAAGATTTTGGGAAAAGTCCTCAGAAATCATTTAACAGTTTTATAGGTGGTTTAAATAGAATATCAAACGAAGGAGGATCTGTAGCTCAGGCTTTAAGAGATGCGGGTTTGAGTGGAGAAACAGTATCTAAAGGTATAGTTCCATTAGCTACAAATTTTGAAATGCTTAATGAAAAAATGGCCTTATCATCTAATGAGTTCAATAAAAACACAGCATTAAATGATGAGTTTGAAACTTCGACAAAAACAGTAAATGTCGCAGTCAAAGATATTGTTAAATCATTTACAAATTTAACATTAAAAACCGCCACTTCTGGAAGTGGTTTAGAAACCTTACAGACTGTTTTGTTTTTTGTTTCTGATAACATGGAGACATTAGTTGTTGTTGCTGCTAGTTTAGCTGGTGTGATGTTAGCGGTTAAAGCTGCAATAATTGTTTCAAAAATAGCCTTATTCGCTTACAATGTAGTAATGGGAATAAATACCGCAATAACGCAAACAAACAAAAGAGCATTAATACAAAACGCTGTGGCGCAAGGAGCTTACAGAACCGCTATGTTGATAGGAACTGCGGTTACTTGGTTGGCAAATTCTGCGTTTGTAGCTTTAGCGATTTCTGTTATCGCAGCCACATGGCCTATATTAGCTATCATTGCCGCCGTTTTAGCAGTCGTTTATATATTCCTTTATTGGGATGAAATTGTGGCTTTTTTCGGAAAGCAATTTACTAAATTTACAGAAATGCTAGGAACGGCTTGGGATTCAATAACTAAATTTTTTCAAGAATTTGACTTTATAGATTTCTTCAAAGGAATTGGTAACGCGTTGATTACTTTCTTTCTGCTTCCTTTAAAATCCATGTTGTTTCTTTTATCTAAATTGCCTGGAAAGCTTGGAGATTTAGCGAGTGTTGGACTTGATAAGCTCAACGAAATGGAAGCCAATTTTAATTTTGATAGGAACGGAGACGAAAGCGGTGTCCTACCAAACAGCGGACAAGCAGCAACGCAACAAAACACGGAAACAATTAGAGACAGCAATATTAACCTTACAGTGAAAGACAAGGGTGATAATGTGGAGAAAGTATATCAAGACGGAACAGCGATTCCAATAAGTATGCAAAATACAGTAGGAGTTTTAAATTACGGTAATTAGGTAATTAATTAAATAAATCATAACCATGTCAACAAGCAAAATATAAAGCGATGTCAACAAAAGATATAAATTTATTTGAAAGCGGATCTGGAGGTGAAATGAGGATTTTAAACTCTGATTTACTACTTACAGAAACTATTTACCAAACTATTTATTTAGCTCTTTATGGTGGTAATGTTGAACAAGATACTACAAGTGAGGAAACGGATTTAGAGGAAAATTTTGATTACTGGGGTAACCAATTATTTTATTCTAACAATACAGATAAATGGTTTAATTCACAAACGGAAAGGACTTTGTCGACCGTCTCGTTAAATGGCGAGGGTAGGAAATTAATCGAGGATGCAGTTAATGCGGATTTACAATTTCTTAACAATGTGGTTAATTTCGAGGTCGAGGTTAGTATATCTTCTAATAATAAAGCGGAAATATTAATCTTTATTTCTGAATTTCAAAATCAAGCTAATCGACAATTAAAAATGGTTTGGGAAAATTCAAGAAATGAATTAATAATACAGGAAATTATATGACAACAATAGTAGAATTAAAAGATCAAATCAGCAAAGATCTTCGGAATAGACTTAATTTATCGGATGATAATTTAAAAAAAGTTTTAGACGCTTTATCTGGTGTTTTAGCAGCTCAATTTAAGCTTGCTTATTTAGGATTAGAAGATACTCAAAGAAACTTATATCCAGATACCGCGGATACTTTTGAAAATGGCGGATCTTTAAATCGTTTAGGAAGAATTTATTTAAATCGAGAAATAAGACCCTCGACTTCCGCAATTTATCGAGTTGATGTTGTTGGTGTAGAGGATAGCGTTTTGCGAAGTGGATTAACTTTCAAATCAAATATTGATTCAGAAAATCCAAATAAGTTATATATTTTAGAAAATGAATACACGTTAACGGGCACGGATGATATAATTACTGTAAGATCAATTGGTGGCGGTTTAGATTATTTTCAAGATGACAACAATAATTTGACAATTACCGAGCCTGTTATTGGTGTAGATAAAACGGTGGTAATAAATAAAGATGGAGCTGGATCTCTTTTTCAAGATCCAGTTGATGCAGAAACGACTCAAGAATTTAGAAATGCAATTTTAAACGCTATTCAATTGGAGCCTCAAGGCGGCTCAAAATCTGACTATCGGATTTGGGCTTCGGATGCTGCTGGAGTTCGTTTTGTTTATCC